CGGCGCACCGTGTATTTGTCCCAGTGAATCTCGCTGACCTCGCGATCAGCAAACACCACGGCGTAATGAGTTCCGCCAACCAACTCTACCGTGTAGCCAGCCGGCAACGGGCGATACTGTCCCGGCCATTCGACAGTGCTCATCGTAACTCCAATCTAGTCCTAATGCCCTCGACGTTGACGTGCCTGCGAACGATCCGGCAAATCTTGGTTTTGTTAGCTGCGCGGGCTGCTGCGTAGGCTGCTGCGTAGGCTGCTGCGTAGGCTGCTGCGTAGGCTGCTGCGTTGGTTGCGTAGGCTGCTGCGTTGGCTGCTGCGTTGGCTGCTGCTGCGTAATTGGCCTCGCTCGGATCGGCCAAACAACGCTCCGCAGCCTCAACAGCCAATCTGGGCCGGCCCTCCCCTTCAGGAATCAGGTGTAGCACAGCCCGCGCCGCCTCGCAGGCCAGCGCCCCCCAACTGCCACCCTCTCCGGTTTTTCTAGCCAGCCAAATCAGCCACTCGGGTTCTACGCATTCCGCCCAGGCCTGCTCGAGAGTGCGGTCACCTACCCACTCACGCGCGGATGCGCAGGCACCCAACTCGACTAGTTTTTCTCGAAATGTCATTTTAACCCCTAACTATCGAACCCAAATACTATCCTCAGCCGCGCAGGTGACTGCCCTTTGTATTTCCTAAGTACCTCTAAAATCCGTTTCAAAGCCGAGCGTTCGCGCCGATTCGTTCGTTGCAGAATCTCGTCGGCGTACAGAAACGACCTATCGTGCCAGTTACCGCCGCAGTTACCGCCGGCGAAATACAATTCGCTATCGGCCGACTCGTCGGTTGGCGCGCCGCGTGGGTCGGCGATTGGGTCAAACTCAGCTCCACGAACGCCGGCCAATAGACCGAACAATTCGTAGTCGCGCCCAACGTCGATGACCTCTTGGCCATACCAGCGGCAGAGTCTCTTGTCGTAGACCTCAAGTAATATTCTGCAATCGCATCCCATGTGTAGCCTCCTAATAACCCCGTCGGCGCATATCTCTAACCTGATACTCAAATCCCCTACGGAACTCCTCCATTTGCGCCTCTGCCATGGGCTTCGGGGTGTGCATGTAGTCAATTCGTGACCACTCAAATCCCCAGAAATTGTCATTCCAGGCAACAGTACCTCGGTGTGCCAGCACGTAGCCTGCTATCAACCGGCCGATGATGAAAAAACGAAGCATATCCCATGTTGTCTCCTGTCAGTGGGTGAGGCGGGAATCGAACCCCTTGCGCGCGAGAACGCCAGATTTACAGTCTGGTACCAAGTCCAGTAAGGCGGCTCGCCCGTATATTCAATCAACGTATTCGTCACTCAACACCACAACACCGTCCTCAATTGCCGTCTGCCCGTGCCACCCGTTCTGACGGATGTCCGAGTAAGCGGCAAAGGAACATTCATGCACGCGCCATGTCCTAGGCTTGCCGCACCACTCGTCAGCGTCATTGAGCGCCTCTGAATGAGAGGACCCGACGCCGTAGACTGCCTTGTTTTTGTCACCCTTGGCGATCGCGGCGTAATATTTAGGTCGCGAGGCATTAGTGAACCCGCCGAGCGCGGCATTATTCCTCATTTGGTCGTTGGCTGTGCTGCCAATATAAATGAGCATGATTGTTGACGCGCCACCCCTGCAGGGGAATGACGATTGTACGTAATCAACGCCGAGACTGTTTAGATGCCGCGTTGCTAGCCAGACAAGCCAGTCAAGTTGGTCGTCGTTGTCTGCGTCTATTTGCAGGCAATTGAGTAGGTGATTGTGCACCACAAGCGGGCTATGAATAACTTTAACGATCGATTGAATCACTGAAAGAGCGTCAGGTTGGTTCATGGCGTTGCCTCATGTAGTCTCTTGAGAACTACCAATAGTTTTTCGTCCAGCCCGCCGTAACACATCTGGAGAATCGCCCAGAATGCATACATCTCGGTAACGCCAGACTCCAGTTCCAACAGCCTATCATGGAGAACGGCGTCGTGAGCCGCATCGTAACGGAACAGTTTCCACGACATTGGCTTCGGCCCCAGCTCATTGCGGAGTTGGTTGACGCCATCGCTGTCGATGGTTTTTATGAAGTCATGAAACGCCTGTATCCCCTCCAGGGCCATGCGATAGAGATGCGGCTGCATGGATTCGTACTCAGCAAGCGCAGTGATGTTAAAATCAAGCGCGAGCGCAGTCATGCGGACCATATCATCACTATCTGTCAGGAATTCGCGGTCAGAATCGTCAAGCAGTGAGTTTTTCATATTATTTCCTCAGAACATCAACGCGGATGCCGCCAGTGAAATGCGCATTGCCTGTGTTGCTCCACCTCAAAACATAGCTACTCGGGCCGATACTGGGGCTGTCCATGCCGATGGTCAGCGTCGAGGTGACGATGTGTTCGCACCCTGATTCTGTCGGGCACGTGTAGAATTCATCCGTAATCGTCATAGAGCTGAGTTTCGCGCCAACAAGCTCAACGTCTTTGAAAATGCTCGTGCACCCAAAAGGGACGCGCACCGCAACAACAGCAGAAATGGTTCGGCGAGTGTTTTCAACGAGAAGACAGAAGCCACGCTCGCCCAACATCATTGATTCCACTGCCGACCGTCGAAACGTCACTGACGACAGGAATGGCACTTCGCGTGTTTTGGATATGTACGACGACATTGATGCTCCGTTCGTTGATGTAAATACAAGGAGCATGAATCATGCCGCACGACTGCGCGCCAAACATCAGCCGGTTGCATGGCATACGCATGGGTAGTTCGTGACACATGGGTGCCGAATACCAGACAGTCTATCGACCGGCAGTGGCTCCGGTGCCAAGAAAGACCGGCATGACAAATTGTCAAAACGCCGACCACTCGAGTTGTCATTCGTATGGGGTCAGCCGTACCCACTACCCATTCGGTTAGGTGATTCCAAGTGGTTGCAAAGTAGTGACGCAACCCAACTTGACAGCCTGTTTTGCGCCCGCTAAGAGGGAACCTACGGAGGGTGATAGTACGATACCCTTTCGATTCAAATGACCTCAGTGACGCTTCGGTGCTCTCGTACTCCTCATTTCAGGCCAACGCAATGAGAGCGTAGACGTTCTACGGTCTGTGGAGTTATTGAAAGCTCCTCGTTCGCTCTCGCTCACGAAAACCTTCCAACAGCCTCCACAGCCTCGGCGACTGGGATTGAATGCTTATATAGAACCGAGCAAGCATGTAGGCGAGAGCCGAAATGCGAGACGAAGGTTCCGGGAGCTCGAGGGGCGCGACCCTCGACATATGCCATGGACGCTACCTCTGAAAAGGTTAGGGAGTTCGAGGGGCTTGCTCCTCGATACGGGGCGCGGGGTGTAAAACCCCGGTAGTACGTAGTGGCTGAATTAACGAAAGACTGAGCACATTCATCGAATCAGGAATGCCACAGCGGCGGACTGACGACGAGGATAGAGCGCACCGTCAAAGGACAACGAGCGAGGTAAAAACGACGGAGTAGGACGAGGTATAGTGGTTGTAGGAAAACAGCTATAGGCATGGTAAAGTGCTGAACTGTGGCTCTGACAGAAAATCAAAGAAAGTTTGTTGAGCATTACTGCGGCAATGCTGCCAATGCAGTGATTTCTGCAGGGTACAACGTTAAAAACAGACAGAATGCTGCTGTGGTTGGAAGCGCATTAATGAAGAAGCCTGAAATAATCGAGGCAATCAAAGAGCGTGACCTTAAGCAGCAGATGAGAAGCAACGGTACGGTAAGGGTGCCAGGCACAGGTAAAATCGCCACTCGAGCTGACAGGCAAGAGTGGTGGACGAAAATCATGTATGACGAAGACGTTGAGATGTCGTATCGAATCAAGGCATCAGAGTTGCTTGGTAAGACTGAGGGCGATTTCGTTGAACGCGTTGAGCATTCTGGTGCAGTGCTCACTCTCGAAGCACTTGTGTTGTCAGCAGTACGAAAGGAACCAGATGCGATCGAGGGCCGCTATGAAGAAGTCCCGCAACTCGAAGCCGGCGAAGAAGTCCAACCTTCAAAAGCAATTGAACCCGAAGCCAACAGCGCCTTCACGCCCGAAGAATTTGCTGGCGCGATCAAAAGCAGTTGAGCCGACGTGGTGGTGTCCTGCGTGCGTTGATTTTGTCTGGAACGCAGTATTGGACCCAGCCGACACGTTCCGATGCAATGGATGCTACGCGGCCGTATTGCCGTTTAACGCGCACATCGAGGGCGATTCGATGCTGGACAGCCATCCGCCTCCGTTGCCAGCGTATATCGCCGATGAGGAGCTCAAGAAGGAGCGCGAAATCAAGGAAGCGATTCGCCGATTGGCTCAAATCATTCATTGCCCGCATTGTGAAAAATGAGCACCGCCGTCGAACGCATACGCAAGTGGCATCACGAACCATGGGTATTCGCCCGCGAGGCGCTCGGGATTACGCCCGACGCCTGGCAGGACGAAGTGCTAAAGGCGCTGCCTGACAACCAACGCATAGCTCTGTGTGCATCGAAGGGGCCAGGCAAGTCGGGCCTGCTGGCGATGATTGGCCTCTGGTATCTCTCGACGAGGCCGCATCCGAAGATTGTTGCGACCTCAATTTCTGCGGACAACCTCAGAGACAATCTGTGGTCTGAGTTTGCGAAATGGATGATGCGCTCGAAGTTCTTGAGCCATACATTCAAATGGAGCGCTGAGCGCATATTCGCCAAGGACCATCCCGAGACGTGGTGGATTTCTGCGCGTGCGTGGTCGAAGAGCGCCGACAAAGGACAACAGGCCGACACGCTTGCCGGTATTCATGCTGACAGCGTTCTGTTCTTGCTCGACGAGGCCGGGGGCATTCCTGATTCTGTCGCGGCAACGGCCGAAGCCGGCCTTGCGAATGCATCGAAAGAACATGGGCGCGAGGCCAAGCTGGTAATTGCCGGCAATCCCACGCAATTGAGCGGGCCGCTGTACCGAGCGACGACCTCTGAGCGCGACCTCTGGTGGGTGAAGGAAATCTCGGGAGACCCTGACGACCCGAATCGTGCGCCACGCGTAAGCGTCGACTGGGCTCGGGAGCAGATTCAGAAGTTTGGCAGAGATAACCCGTGGGTGCTGGTCAACGTTTTCGGCAGGTTTCCTCCATCGCAGTCGAATGCGTTGATTGCGTTGCATGATTCGTTGGCTGCATTGAAGCGCGCTGTTGCCGGCGATATGCGCGGCGTGCCAAAAATACTCGGAGTTGATGTCGCAAGGTTTGGCGACGACGAGAGTGCGATTGTTCTGCGTCAAGGTCCCGTGTTGTTTGAGCCGAAAAGGTTCCGAAACCTCTCCTTGATGGAGCTGGTAAGCAAGGTTTCGTACTCCATTGAGGAGTATCGGCCTGACGCGGTGTTCATCGACCAGACCGGCATGGGCGCTGGCGTTGTCGACCGGTTGCGTGAACTGAAATACTCGGTCATTGGCGTTGACTTCGGATCATCGGCAGGTCGCCCTGAGCGGTATGTCAATAAGCGCTGCGAAATGTGGGGCTTGATGGGCGACTGGGTGAAGTCCGCGTCCATCCCGTCGTCATGCGAAGAGCTTGCGCGGCAGATGGCTGAGCCGACGTATACGTTTACGCCCAAAGGACAGCTGTGGCTCGAGAGCAAGAAGGACCTGAAGGCCCGTGGCAAGGATTCTCCAGACATCGCCGACGCCGTCGCACTGACGTTCGCCCAGCCTGTTGGCGCTCCGCAAGTGGTCACTGGCGACCGCAAGGCCGTCAAGGTACAGTATGATTGGAACCCACTGGAGTGAGGTGATTTATGGCCACGGAAGAAGAACTGAAGAAGAAATTCACGGACATGTTCGCCGAGGGGACGCAGGGCGCCACGTACTCATTGTTGAAGCTCAAGGACGACGGAACGGTCGACATGGAGCACATCGAGAACATTATGAAGGAAGGTGGCCCTAAGGCCGCGCAAGTGCTTCGTGAATTCGATTATTGGTACAAGAATGTTGCTGACAATGCCCTGAAGGACAAATCATTCAACAGGTCGATTCTCGAAGACTTCGGTGGCGGAATCGGTCGCCGCAACAACATGATATTTGCGTCAGCTACTGCCCAGCTGAAGAGCGATGAGGCCGCTGGCTTCGGGTTGTGGAAGCCGGGCGCAAGGCAGCCGGATGACCAGGCCGCCTCGGCCGCCCAGGAGGCAGCCGACAAGAAAGTGCTCGAGCAAGACGCCACCGATAAGTTCATTCTCGCGGCCCAGCGCGCTGACATCGTTCGCCCATCGTTCGGCGCCAGCGAGATGTTCTCGAGTCGACAGCCCGAGGGTATGCTCGCACCCGGCCTCGGCGCATATAAACCCAAACGCAACGGCATCCTGAAAGCGCGAGGAATCCTGTGAAACCAGCGGATTACGAGAAGCAATATGCTGACGCTCTGCGTGAGCGACAGAAGTATGAATCGCATTGGAAGGAATTGGCCGAACAGTTTGCGCCGAACCGGCTGCGACTACAGGATGCCGACCGAGACAGCGGCAAAAAGAAGCATCAAAGCATCATCAATTCGTCGACAATCCGGGCGCTGAATGTCCTCGCGTCAGGCATGACGGCCGGAATCACGTCGCCTGCAAGGCTTTGGTACAAGGTCAATTCTCCGCTTCGAGAGCTCAACGAGGCCCCCGGTGTCCGAGAATGGCTGGCTGACGTCGAGGAAATCATCTTTCAAGAGCTCGGTAAGTCCAATGCCTACAATGCTCTGACGACGGCATATATGGATTTGGGCGCATTCGGCAGCGCGGCTGTCTATGAGTACGAAGATGAACAGACAGCATCCGTCAGATTCCGGGTGTTCCCTGTTGGCCAGTGGACCGCGACGTTTGATGCGAACCAGCGGCCGATGGCGTTCTACCAAGAGTTCTCGATGTCTACTGAGCAGCTTGTTACGGAGTTCGGCCGAGACAGGTGTTCGATTGACGTGCAAAACCAGTTTGACGCTGGGCGCAAACAGGAGTGGCATAAGGTTGTTGCATGCGTAAGGCGCACAACCAACGAGGACAACTACAGATTCCCGTTCATCTCGCACTGGTACGAGAGACGCCTGGCGAAGGCTGATGGCGACAAGTTCCTCCGCGAGGACGGATTCGAGGAATTCCCGGTGTTCCTGCCGCGATGGGATGTTGCCGGCGAGGACGTATACGGGACGTCTCCAGGCATGGAAGCACTCGGCGACGCTCGCGCAATGCAGTTGTTTGAGAAGCGCAAAGCCCAGCTCGTTGAACTGCTGGTCGCTCCTCCGATGCAAGGCCCGTCCAACATGATGAATCAGCGGTTCTCGCTCCTCCCTGGCGAGCTGACGTTGGTTGACCAGGTTGGCCAGGGCGGCGGGATTCGCCCGCTGCATGAGGTGAACCCAGCGGCAATTTCGGTAATCAACGAATCCATCCAAAGCAAGGAGCGCCAGATTCAGCAGGCGTTTTATGCTGACCTGTTCCTTTCGCTGTCGCTGTCGTCAGACCGTGCGAAGACGGCGCGCGAGGTCATTGAGCTCCATGAAGAGAAGATGCTGCAGCTCGGGCCAGTTCTCGAGCGACTCGAAACGGAACTCTTGGGACCGTTGATTGAGCGCACGTTCGGCATCCTATGGCGCATGGGCAAAATTCCGCCTCCACCGGAAGACCTGCAAGGCCAGCCTTTGAAGATTGAATACATTTCAATACTTGCTCAGGCTCAGAAGATGATGGGCGTCACGGCTCTGGAGCGGGTGGTTTCGTTTACTGGCGCGATGGCGCAGTATTCTCCGTCCGTGCTCGACAAGGTCAATTTCGATCAAGTGGTCGACGAGTACTCACGGATGATTGGTGTATCGCCAGAGGTCATCAACTCTGACGAGATTGTCGCACAGCAGCGCGCAGCGAGGGCCGAGCAGGCACAGCGACAGGCCCAAATGGAGCAAGCGCAGGTCGCAGCCTCAACCGTGAAAGACCTTGGTGCGGCGAAGCTCGAGGATGACACCGCCCTCGGACGTCTTCTTGGCGGTCTCGGCGGGATTGCGACGGCAGGGCGATGAAGACGCGACGACAGCTGGTCGAAGAGGGAACTGAGCAGCTCGTGGCGGACTTCAGGGCTTTCATGAGCGCCCCGGCCGGCAGACGAATTGCCGCGTGGCTGCTGTTCGACGTTTCTGGCGTAGACCGTTCGTCGTTCGCGAACAACGACAGGCTCACGGCCTACAACGAAGGACAGAGGTTTGTTGGCCTGGCCCTGATGCGGCACCTGAAGAGAATCTCGCCCGGCGACTACCACAAGATGTTGGTCGAACTTGATCATCAGAACGACGTGCTTGAGTCCGCCCAACAGACAGACGAGGACTGACATTTTCGTCATACACCATGACGTTGACGTCGCGTCCCCATGGGTTTAGTATGACCTCCATGTCAGATACTACCCCAGCGCCTCAAGCGATCGAGGCTGTTCAAGTTAAGGCCGAGTCGGTTGATGCTGCCAAGCAGGCGGCGCCCACTCAGGTCGCAGAAGTTCAACCACCCAAAGCAGCGGAGCCCACCGCGGTAAAGGACTCAGTTCCTGCGGAGCCCGAGCCTGCCAAGGCGGTTGAATTTAAATACCCAGAAGGGACGAAGGCCGAAGACTGGTCTGACATTGTTGCCATAGCTGGCGCCCATAAACTTGATGCCGAAGCCACAAACAAGCTCATTGAGTCTCAGTTCAAAGCGCGCACTGCGATGATTTCTAAGGCCTCTGAAGTATGGGAGAAGACAAAGGCCGGGTGGGCGGAACAACTCAAGGCCGACCCTAAGTTCGGCGGCACAGAGTATGACAAGAATGTCGCGCTCGCTCGCAAAGGGTTCCAGAAGTTTGGCAGCGAGGCGTTGCAGAACTTCCTGGCTGAGTCGGGGCTAGACAACCATCCTGAGCTCGTCAAGGCGTTTGCGGCGGTCGGCAAGTACGCCGGAGAGGGCAGTCTAAATATCGGAGTTCGTGCGGGTAATGGCGGCAACGGCCAACCTGACACCAAAGCTGCGTTGCGGGCTATGTATTCGAAATCACCAGAACTTTTCAAGGAGTAAACCGCAATGGCGACTATTGGAAGCACTGTTCCTACGCTTGCAGACCTCGCGCGCAACATGGCGCCTGACCAGTCTGAAGCCCGAGTTGTTGAGATTCTTTCCCAGAACAACGTGGCGTTTGAAGACATGCCGTTTGTTGAAGGTAACCTTCCTACTGGCCACGAAATCACGCTGCGCACTGCGTTGCCGTCGCCGACCTGGCGCCGAATCAACGAAGGCGTCGCTTCGACGAAGAGCACCGAAAATCAATTCACTGAGTCTGCCGGTCTGCTTTCGGCTGTCTCGAAAATCGATAAAGCCCTCGTGAACCGAATGGGCGGCCTCGGCTACAAGGCCAGCCAAGACAAGGCGCATATCGCCGGCATCGCGAATGCCGCTGAGACTGCAATCTTCTATTCGAGCACCAAGACGGATCCAGAGAAAATCATGGGCTTCGCTCCTCGTCTAGATTCGACGACCGGCCTTTGGGGCGGGCAGATTGTTGACTCACAGATTGCGGCCAGCGGTTCTGATCAGTCGTCTGTGTTCCTTGTTGGCTGGGGCGAAGACAAGGTGTACGGCTTCTACCCTAAAGGTTCGCAGGCTGGCGTTAAGGTCAGCGACCATGGCGTCGAAACCGCTCTCGACGGAAGCTCGAACGCGTACGAAGCATACGTGACGTACTTCTCGTTCGAATTTGGAATCTGCGTCGCTGACGCTAGATACCTGGTTCGACTGGCGAACGTCGACACCTCGGCGATTGCTGAAACGGGCAGTCTCTTCGTGCAAGACCTGATGAAGGCTGTTGGCCAGCTGCACCGGACCGACAACTGCAACCCGGTCATGTACATGAATCGCAAGCTGCACACATACCTGATGCTCCAGACCCTCAACGGTACGTTGAACGGCCAGGCGAGCTGGGACAATGTTGGTGGCCGCCGAATCCTCCACTTCCAAGGCATCCCTGTTCGAATCAGCGATGCAATCGTTAACACTGAAGCCATCGTAAGCTAAGGAGAACTGACCATGATTATCGACAAACAAGCGTTGCTTTCTGATGGTCAAGACCTGTCGCAGACTGCAGGCACTTACCTCTCCACAAACTCCTTCGACATGACCACGGCTGGCACAATCCCGGCTATGTTCCAGGCTGTTGGGAACTTCCCTGCTGACCTGGGTCGCTCAATGCGACATCTTGAGCTTGTTGTACAGATTGACGAGACGTTCACGTCGGGCGGCGCTGCCACCCTTCAGGTTCAGCTCATCACTGACAACGACGCTGCCCTGGGTTCGCCAACTGTCATTCAGTCGAGCGACACGGTCGCCCTCGCCACATTGGTTGCCGGTTATCGTTTCCGTATCGCGGTTCCTCCGGGACTTGCGGAACGCTATCTCGGGGTGCAATATGTCATCGGGACCGCGACGACCACCGCAGGCACCTGTTCAGCATTTCTGCTGATGGACGGACAAACCACTGTGGTCTGAGGTAGCACATGACTGACAAGACTGGCGCAGTGGATCCGAAGAAAGAAAAAATCGCGAAGCTCGAGGCGTTGCGAGCTGCAACGAAGCGCGAGGGCGACCACTGCGTCTACGAGGTCACGAAGTCGTTTTACCGCCTGGGCAAGATGTACAATCCCGGCGAGCTGGTCCGGTTGCCGTTTAAGGAGCTGCCATCAATCACCTTCAATGCCGTTGAAGATGTTGTTGCGGCCCCGAAGTTGCGATCGAAAAAGGTATTTGACGAGCAGAAAGAATAGGTGACACATGGCCAGCTCCGAAGTGCAAATCTGCAATTTGGGGCTGGTGCATGCCGGCATCCGACAGACAATCGCGGACCTTTCCGAGGATACGACCGAAGCATTGGTCGCCGAGGCCGCTTTCGACATGTTGAGGGATGCGCTCTTAGAAGAATATCCGTGGCGATTTGCGACCGTCAGAGCGGACCTGTCGTCAATTACTGACGGCGAGCGCGGTGACTGGGAGTACGCGTATTCGGTCCCAGCCGATATGATTCGTGCGCTGTATATCGAACCAGGCAGCCACAACCCGCATTCCAATGACTTAGTTGAATATGAGCTTGAGGGCGATGCCACGCACGGCCGAGTGTTGCTGTGTGATGATGATGCCCCGGTTTTGGTTTACACGCGTCGAGTCACTGAGGTTGCGTGGTTCTCGTCGCAATTCGCTATGGCGCTTTCGTGGCGCCTGGCGTCTACTTTTGTCGCCTCGCTGAAGGCCGACGCACAGGTTGCGCTTGCGTTCGATCGCAAGGCTGAGATGCAGGTGCAGAAGGCGTTTGCGCTTGATTCGTCTCAACGACATCTTGGCCGCGCACCAGATTCTGAATTCATCAACGTGAGGTAACATGTCCTCAATCCGCCAAACTTCGTTTGCGGCCGGCGAGTTGGACCCGAAACTCTGGGGTCGCAACGACCTGAGCATATTCAATCACGGCCTACGACATGCGCTGAACTTCTTCATCACCAAGCAAGGTGCAGCGGTTTCGAGGCCGGGGACGACGTATGTTGGCGATGTGCTCGATGAAACATCTGACCCGGGCCAACCGCCGATAGCCTTGGCTGACAATGTACGCTTAATCCCGTTCCATTACTCTGACACTGCGTCAGCTGTCTTGGAGTTCGGCCCCTATTATGTTCGTTTCTGGCAAAACGGCGAACCGGTAGAGAATCCGCCGGGGACTCATTTGCATCTGCTGACGACCATAAGTAGCGACAATATTTGGAATATCAGATACATGCAGTCGGGCAGCACGATGTGGATTGTCGCTGGCGGGCTGGCCGCACAGTCACTGTATACGTTGACGAGAACCTCGGCGACAGACTGGACATGGGGCGAAGCCCTTCCGGGTTTCTCGTCTCTCGGCACGATTATTGATGTCGACGCTGCAACACGTACGACTGGGTTCATGCTGCGGACCGATGCCGCTATGATCGGCACCACTGATACCAGCCATCCTGATCGTGAATGGGTATGGTGGTATTCGGCAATCCGCCAGGATGCGACGACCGGAGTTATTTACGAAGAGGCCGCGCGCAAGGTTTTGCTTGAGTTTGACTCTACAACCTACCCAGGCGTTCCGGCTGTCACAGTGCGCACCTCCCTGCCTGTATACTCCGACAGGGCGGTAACTCTCAGTCGAACGGCAGAGGCCGGCGCGATCAGCGGGAATCGTGTTATCGCGTGGAATATCTATCGTGGCCGTGGAGACCTCGGCGGGTTTGTTGGCCAGACCAAGACGAGGAATTTTGTCGACGTCGGAGAAACGCCGGACTACTCGAAGCAGCCACCAAAGAGTGATTCCCCGTTCCTTGTTTATAGTAACGCCGGCGCCCTGACGGATGTGGCTATCCCCGCGTCCTTGGGATTTTTTGAGGGCCGGTTCTTCTTCGGAGGCTCAGACCTGACGCCAACCAGGGTTTTTGGCAGCGGAGTCGACAATATCTATGACTTCAATGTCAGACTACTGCAACCGCCCGGAGGGCCGATTCAGTTTGATTTGAACATGCGGCGCTTCGAGAGAATTGAGCACATCGCCTCGCTTGAGCGTCTGTTGATTTTTACTGACTCCTCTGTTTGGTCGATTGCTGGCCATCAAGGCGCTGCGCTGGACGCCAACTCAATCGACGCCAAGGTCGTCGAAGACATCGGCTGCCATGATGTCGCCCCGCTCACTTTTGACGGCGTGGCGATTTACGCTCGTCGCAAGGGCTTCGGCGCGCGAATGGTGGTCCCTGCGCAGTCTCTGAGTGGCTACCAGGGCGTCAGCGTTTCGGATCACGCTCAGCATCTGTTTGGCTACCGCATCGTCGATTGGTGCCACCAAGAAGACCCGTTCGGGCTCATCTGGGCCGTGCGCGAAGATGGTAAATTGCTGTCGGGCACGCTCGACAAGGCGTCGGGTCATGTCGCTTGGTGCGAGCACGAGACAGATGGCATCGTTGAATCGATTTGCTCGGTCCCGGAAGACGAAGAGGACGCGGTTTACATCGTCGTACAACGCACCGTAAACGGAGCGACAGCGAGACATATCGAGCGGATGGCATCGAGGCTTCAATGGCCCGATGACCCGACAATCGACGAGATTTGCTTAGATTCAGTCATTACGTCGACAGCCACACCGTCAGACACCATATCGGGGCTCAGCACGCTGATAGGCGAAGAGGTCTACGCAACCGGCCAGGGTCTCGCTGTCTATGGCCCATTCACCGTTTCTGCCGCCGGGACAATCACGCTTCCAGAAACACCTGACGCGAATGATGGTGCCAATCTGACGATTCATGTCGGCCGCTCGTACTGGTGTGAGATGGAGACGCTCGATGTCGCGCATTCATCAGCCCGATTGCAGCAAAAAGGTGTCACACGTGTGGGGTTCGAGGTCTACGACTCCACGGGCCTCGAGGTCGGCACAAACGAAGATAACCTCGTTCCATGGAGACAGCGACAGGTCTCTGAGTCCTACGGAATCGTTGGCAGCGCCACCGAGCTGGTCTCGGTTGCGGTCAAGGGCACGTATGGGCTCGCGGCACGGGCATTCCTCCGTCAGCCGAACCCAAAACATGTTACGGTCGTAGGGATTACAAGGCTTTTGGAAGGGGGAGGGACATGAACCCGCTATCGATGCTCGGCGGATTTATTACTGGCGTTTTTAACATGTTCGCCATGGGCGAGGAATTCAATCTTAAGATGGACGAGTCGCGCGACAACGAAAAGGCACTGCGGCGGGCGTCGTCCGACTCGATACTTCGTGGGCAATACCAGGGGTTTACGCGTCGTCTCCAGGCCTCGCAACTCGAAGGTCAACAGCACCTCGCATATGCCAGTTCTGGCATATCTGCATCCTCAAAGAGCGCTCAGGCGACAATCATATCGTCGCAAATCATGTCAGAGCTTGACGTGCTCACGATTGAGAACAATGCCGCTCGTGAGGCACTCGGATTCAGGCAGCAAGCCGATCAAGAGGTTGTTAAGCGCGAGCGGGCAGGTAAGCGGCTTGCCAACCAGATGTCGGCCAACTCCATCAAGTCAGTCTTCGGTGGCGCATGAAAGTCCCGGTACTCGACACGCCTTCGGTTGCCGTTCGAGCGGCGCCAACGCAGCTTCGCAATGAGAACCTCGACACAGGTCTCGGCGACATCGGGCAAGCCGTTGGTGGAGCCGTTGCCAACGTCGGCGGGATAGCGTGGAAGGCCAAACTTCAGGCCGATGAGATGGCGGCAGACCAAGCGGCCGTTCAGTATCAGATGGACTCGCTCAGGGCGCTTCATGGCGGTTCAGATGCCGTCAACCAAGACTTCGGGCTCGACCTCACGTCAAAGAGCAAGGACGTTGCGCCAAACGCATTTCTGAGCACAAAGGGGTTGCAGGCTGTTGGTCAGTCGGCGGACGTTTCGGCGTATCTGTCGAAGCGGCAGGCCGAGATTGAAAAATCTCTCCCGAGCAATTCGCAGCGCGAACTTTTCCGGGCAAAGGCCCAGAGCATTTACCAAAACTCGTATAAAACCATCGAGTTGCACGCATCGAGGCAGTTCGCCATGGCCGAAGAGGCCACCGCGAAAGCTCGCGTAGAGACAGCACTCGCGGCGATTGAAAGCGGCTATTCCGACCCAGACATCGTCAAGAGTAACACCGACGTCATTTTTGGTATTGTCCGCAAGGGCGCGTTGTCGCCGGAAGATGCCGCTTCGCGTGTCGCCAAGGCTGACGAAGAAATCAACGGAGCGCGTCTCAGACAATACCTCAAGAGCGGTGATTACGGCGGGGCCGAAGAGCTTTATAACGGCCTGCGCGGTCGTCTCGGCCCAAAAGAAGATTCGTACGGCAAGGCGATCGGCGAGATGAAGCTGTCGCGCGAGAGCGAGATGGCGGCTCGTGCTGCTGTCGAGAGCGCGAGAGACCCTGAGGGCCGCGTTGATGCCGACCGCGTTCGAGTTGCCGTTGACAGGCTTGGCCCCGGCCCGGCGTCAGACGAAGTACGCAAACGCGCAGAAGACCGCCTGGCCGACGAAGAGCGCTCATGGAAGGGCAAGGTCGCCAAGATTCATTCCCGTGCTCTGACGGGGTTTTACGGCGCTGGTGAGTCGCTCGGCGGGATAGATTCTCAAGACAGAGCTTGGCTGATTCAGAACGCTCCCGAAAAATGGGGCGATATCTCCGACCTGCACGCGAAGAAGCTGGCTCGCGGTCGTTCCGAGGTTTCGTTTAGAGAATCAAGGGTTTTGAAGGCGCAACGCGTCCAAAATGCAGGCGCTGAGGAGCAGACGCAGGCATTTATAGAATTCTCTGCGGACATCGCCGAAAACCCTGAGAAATATCGCGGCATGTCGGCTGATGAGTTGCAAAGTGATTGGCGCACACGCCTCGGCGAGAAGCATTACGCGGCCGCCGGGAAGATTTTTGCCAGTACTCAAAAAGAAAAACCTGAGTCCGCGAGCGAGTTCAACGCCTACGTCAAATCTGCGATCGCAAATTCCGACGCGCTCCGAAACAACAAAGAGGCACAAAAGAAATTCACAGGGCTCATGGCCGAGGCACGCCGTCTGAAGATTGAAGCAACAGGCAAGCCGCCGACTATGGATGAGTTTGATGACCTGGCCTCGAGCGTCTGGAAACAAGAGAAAAACTGGTTTGGTATCTCGCGCACCGTACTGAAGAAGGCTGAAGAACTTTCGCCCACAGTCGCGCCTGTTGGCTCACGAGTCGGAGCTGCACCAGTTGGAGGAGTCTCAAGACATGATAGGATTCGTCAGCTCTTGAGGGCAGGCAAATCCAAGCAGGAGATTGCCGCTACCCTCAAAAACGAGGGGCTTTGATGCCGACACTTGACGAAGAGATTGCAGAGATTCAGGCCGAAGACACGGCCGCGCCTGTCGACGATATTGGCGCTGAGATTGAAGCGACAGCGCAGCAGGTTGACGCCGAGGACAACGGACTTTTGAAGTCCTCGTTCGAATCTTCACTCAGCACGAACGCCGATCGTAAATCGAAGGTCTTGGCTTTGGCCCGAGCGACGCGCCTCGATTCAAACGTCGTCGAATCAAACTTCGAACAATTTGATGCGACTTGGCGCGCATCCCAGATGGACCCGGCGAAGTGGAAACGTGACAACCCTGAGCTGTCTCGCATGGTTCTCGACAACCCGCACCTCCGCGAGCTTGTCCCGAACGACAATGAGCTGCACGGGTTGACGAAGGCGATCAAAGCCGTCAGCGCGCTATTCGCTGGCGAGCACGATGCTGAGCGCAAGGTGCGGCTGTCTGATTTCTCCGCAGAAAATCTTGGCAAAGCGTTCGAGGAGTCAAAGGAGCGTATCGCGGCAGCCGTGGCCCCGGTCTCCGGGCCCGGTGTGGAGCAAGCGCTTCCAGGTCCCGAGTTTCTCCCAGATGCCGTTCGCGCGGCATACGGTGAATATACGAGGTCCGACGCAGCACTTAAGCGTAGCCAGCTTGGTGCTGAGATTCTACAGAAGCGGATGCTCGGGCTCGATACGTGGGAGCTTGAAAAACAAGCCAACGACATGGCCCGCGACGAAGTGCCGGTGAAGTGGGCTGGTGACGGTCCACTCATGTCGCTCGGCCGAGATATCGGGCAAACACTTCCATCAATCGTCAGTAGCGTTAAGGCTGGCGGAGTCGGCGCTGCAGTCGGCGGCGTTGTCGGCGCGATTGCTGGGCGCGGTTCCCCTCAGGGCGCGATGGCTGGCGCTCGTCTCGGCGCGATGATCACAGGTCGCGCGATGGCTGCAGCCCAAAGCTTCACTAATGAGGCTGGCGGAGCGTATCTCGATATTCGCAACACAAAGACAGACGATGGCGAATTTGTCTCAGATGAGACTGCCCGCGGCGCTGCGGTGTTGTACGGCCTCGCCGCAACCGGCGTCGAAGTCGCTACACTTCCGATACAACTAAAGGCATTCGGCCCCGTTGGCGAAGCTGCGCTGACCGGCAACCTCAAGGCCAAGCTTCTTGATGTAGCTCAGAACAAGAGCAAGGCCGAGATATTTAGGAACGCAGCGAAGGCGTGGGGCAAATCGGCTGTCGCGGAGTCGACCGAGGAGGTCGTCCAAGAGTCGGCCCAAATCGGTGTCACTCACGCGGCGAAGATGATTGAGGCCGGGAGCTCGCAGCGATTCGATGCAGGGGAGGCAATGACACGAATCGGCGAGGCTGGCGGGACGGCGTTTGTCGGAATAGGCGGGCTCGGCACGCTCAGCGCAGCCGTGAATGTTGGGACGGCGATGGTTGCGTCCAATCGCGCTCGAGCCGCTGGCGAGGTGATTAAATCCGTTGCAAACTTCGACGGCAAAAAATCTCCGACCAACGTCGCAGCGCCGGACATGGTTGCGAACGCAGTCAAACAGGCTGCCGCAACGGGCGGAGTAAACATTGATGCGATGTATCTCGATGTCGCCGCGACCGAGAAGTATTTCCAGGGCCAGGACATCGACCCCGCCGAGGCCGTGCGCTCAACGTTCGGAGAAGAGGCCGCGCGAAACTGGGTAGAGGCGAAGGTCTCTGGCTCTAAGCTCCGAATACCGTTGGACGTTTACCTCGAGAAGTTTGGTGGCTCAGAGGCTGCCAAGGCTTTGGCCGGGGACACTGCTGTTGAGCCGCTCGGCATGACGCCAAACGAAGAGCAAAAGCTCGACCTCGAGAAGGCCGCGCAAGAACTGGCAAAGACGATTGAGTCGGAGCCAATGACGGCGAAGGAAGATGCCTACGTCGGCGTCTTGCGTAAATCACTCAGAGCGCAGAATCAGTATTCGGATTCCGACATCAATGCGATGGTATCGATTCATCGCGCTTTCGTTAGAACCTTGTCAAAACGCACCGGGGTTGATGCGGATGCGTTGTTCCAAGACAAGGCTGTGCTTGTCCGGTCCGCAAGTTCTCCTCTCGAGGTTCGGCTGACGCCCGAGGAATTCCTGACCCAACGGGCCGCCAAGCTGACGCCTGCCGAGCGAGTTGGTGAGGTTTTCACTGACCGCAACACTGGGCTGCCGAACGCCAAAGGGTTTGCGCGGATCAACGACCCAGCTCGTCCGATGTTTGGAACAATCGCCGTTGAAGGCATCGCGTGGCTGAATGACAAAGATTCACACGACAAGGCGGACCTCCTTTACCGGACAGTCGCGCGTGTCGCTCGACCGCTTTCGACAACGATTGCGAAAACGGGCCCGGATTTCGAACTCAAGGTTGCAGATGAAGCCGAACTCAAGAGTGTCGTCGACGCGCTCAATGCCTCGCCGGAGCTAAAGGGGTTTCAGATCACAGGCACAGTCGGAGCGACGCGAGAAGAATCGAAGTCGGCCGGCATCGCCCAGCGCAGCCAGCTCGAAGCCCAAGGGCTGCGATCGCCACGCAAAACTGCACCCATCGCGCTTGCGGGCACAAACGCGGCAGACGTGCAGTTCTCTGAGGAGACTGCGGTTTCGCCCGTTGATGCCTCTCTTGCTGAAGAGCTTTCGGCGTTGTCACCGGCAGACTACGTGAGTGCGGTCTATCGAGACCCGATGGGCGTATGGACGGCCGAAGGATGGAACGCTCTTCCAAGGAAAAGATATGTCGTAGCAATTGACTCAAAGGGCTTGAAGCTGGCGAACGATACGTTCGGCAACGAGGCCGGCGACAGAATCATCGACGGGTTGAAGCTTTTGTCGACCGCACTCGGGGGCCAGTTCTTCGACTTCTCGCATCTGCACGGAGATGAGTTTGCATTCCAGTCGGACAACATCGAAGACGTTGAGATTTTTCTTAAGCTGCTCTACTCAAAGGCCGCAGAAAATCCGATAGAGGCGATTGATCCAGCGACCGGCAAAACGGTTTACATCCGACTACAGTTCAGGCACGGTGTGGGTGAGGGTTCATATGAAGCGGCAGACAAAGACTTCAACCGACGCAAAAAGCTCGAAACCGCAGGAAGCTCAGGCGTCGCAAGCGCCGAACCCTGGTACTCCTCAACCCGAGAACTTATCGCTCGAGGAAGCGGCGAAGAACGGTCCGTTCAACAGCCCGAGATGGATGTTCGACGGGGTGGACGTCCTGGTGCCGGGAGTGAGTTTGGAAGTGCGGCTGAAAGCGATCCGCTCGCATTTGGGCCTGCAACCGGCGAAGAAATAAACAAGACGGCGATTGCCGAAATGAGGGCTTCGGCTCGAGCATGGATTGGTGCTCTCCCGCGCGAAGAGGTCTCGTCCGCATGGGCATGGTACCATTACGCCACTGGCGAAGCGACGCTGAGACCGCCCACGCCAAGCGACAAAATCGTTGGAGGCCTCGCCGGGTTCGGACTCGTTGACCCAGTTGGCGACTTGTCGGCCGACATCGCAGTCGAACGACAGAGCACGCCAGATGCGCTGCGGCTCGATGTCCCGACATCCTCGGACGCGACGACATTCAATCAGACCGATGAGAAGAAGGCCGTGCGCGGCCAACTGAACATCATCAAGCTTGCAACAGGTCGGAAGCTTTACGACATAGCGCTGCATCCGAAAGCAGACAAATCGACGTTCCTGCATGAGTCTGCGCATGTATTCCTCGACATGCTTGGAGATTTTGCCGAAGACCCGCTCGTCGCTCAGACGGTCAAGGCAGACTTCGAGCTCCTGCTGAAAGAGCTTGGCGTCTCCAGCCGCTCGGAGATTACGACCAAAGAGCACGAAATTTTCGCGCAAGGGTTTGAGGCCTACGCTATGCGCGGCGAGTCGCCATCCCCGGCGCTTGTGTCTGCGTTCAAGAGATTCCAGCGATGGCTGCTTAACGTTTACAAGGGAGCTAAATCATTATCATTCAAGCTGTCGCCCGGCCTAACGAGCGTGTTTGATCGGATGCTCGCGACGAGTGAGGAGTTCGAAGCGGTCCGCGAAGCGACTGGTCTGCACAAGGCTGCCTTCAGAAGCCCAGAAGAAGCGGGCATGACGCCAGAGGAGTTCCGTGCGTACTTGGCCGAGTTCGCTGACGGGGAGAGTTTTTCGCGACGTCGCGTAGAGCTGCGGGCCGCGAAAGATCAACTGCGTGAAGCCGAATCATGGTGGAAAGAGGAGCTCGCCAGCCGCAAGAATGAACTCGCTGAGGCATTCGAAAAGATGCCAGTTAACAGAGCCTTGCGCTTTGTTCGGACTGGAGAGATGATTGCTGAGACAGGGGAGGTGATGCTCAGCGGTACAGCTCGGAAACTTGATCGAGACAGCGTCAAAAAAATCCTCGGTCGCGAATCCAAGCTGAAGACGTCTTTGCTTAAATCGGGCGGAGAAGACCCGGCGACCATTGGCTCAATGTTCGGGTTCTCCGACCCCAAGTCATTCCTCGAGGCAATCGAGAAACCACTGCAGAAATCAGCCTGGGTGAATGAGTCTGCAGACGCAGCGATGCGCGAAGCTCGAGGCGACCTGCTCTCGAACATCGAAGCCCTGCGAGCTGAAATCGCAAAAGGCCTTTTTGGTGATCACAACCTCAAATGGCTTCAGCGCGAGGTCGTTGCACTTCAACGCAAAGCAAGACCAAACGAAGTTCCTCAACCAATCCAGCTGCTTAAGCGCGCTGCCGAGATAATCGTTGAGCGCAAGCGACTTGGCGACATCCGTCCTAAATCAGCCTTGGCCGCAGAGCGCTTGGCCGCCAACAGAGCACAGGCTGAGATTCTGAAAGGCAACTTTGCAAAGGCGCTGGCTCACAAGCGCGAACAAATTCTCAATATGTTCATATACCGCGCGATGGCTGACGTCGCCGAGGAACGCGACAGCAACTTCGCTTACGCCAAGAAGTTAACGAAGCTTGACTACCAGAAGCGCTTGGGAACGGCGTCGATTGTTTATCGCGATGCCGTGGCCGTGATTCTTGGCTCGCTTGGTCTCTCCGACGTGAAGCCATTGGAAGTGGTGCCGAACGCAAATGACATCGTCAGGACGTTGCAGAGTCACGCGGCTGAACCCGGGTTCGAGGCCTCGGAGCTTGATTTCCTTCTTCGGCAAGGAACGAAGTGGGAGAACATGACTGTTGCGGAAATGCGAACGGTCAACGCTGCGCTGAGAAACATCTACACGACCGCGCTCTTCGCGACGAAGGTGTCGAAAGAAGAGCAGGCCGCGGAACTTGCTGAGGTTGTTGAGCAATTTGTTTCGGAGGCGCGCACAAACCTAAAGGAATTTAAGCATGTGTCGCCAGGCGTTCGGACGAGGACGCAAGAGGCGAAGGTGGCCTTGTCGCAGCTTGACGGATCGCTTTTGCAGCCCGAGAAGCTCTTTAGGGAGTGGATTGGTAGCGGCGATTTCGAGTCGGCGGCCTTCAAGTATATCGTCCGTCCGTTACAGGAAGCCAAGGCAAAAGAAATCGACATCCTGCAGAAGCATGTCGAACCGATTTTGCGGGCATTCGATGGCGCATCGAAAGAGCTTCGTGCGCTGTGGCAAGAGCCAATCGACGGGGCCAGTATGTTCCCGAGTCACATCCAGCGCCCGGGTCCGCCAATTATGCGGTCAGAGGTATTTTTGATGGCGCTGCACACGGGCACGCCGTCATCTCTTGAGAGGCTCACAAAAGGCAGAGGCATCACAGAGAACCAAGTCGACGCCGCCCTAAGGTTGTTGACTAAGGAGGAGTGGGACATCATTTCGGCCGTTTGGCAGTCGGCACGAGATCTATGGCCGCAGATGAAGGCGCTCGAAGAACGAATGACTGGAGTTGCCCCGCCCGCGCTTACAGAGCGAGTTATTCGCACCCAGTTCGGAGATATCCGGGGCGGATACTTCCCGGCTGTCTACGACACGGCTGGGTCAATCACTGGCTTGCGCCAAGAGGCAACTGACATCGCCAGTATCATGGATCCGTCGTATTCAAGACCTGGTACCGCGCACGGACATCTTAAGGGCCGCGTCGAGGGATTCACCGGGGCTTTGAGCTTTGATGGCGGCATCATCACGCGACACCTCATGCAGGCGGCGCACGATCTCGCATTCCGGGAGCCGCTCACTCAGGCCGCGCGCATCTTGATGCATCCGAGGGTCGTCGACGTAATGCAAGAACGCCTGGGCGAGTCCAAGCAAAAACAAATTCAGCAATGGCTGAAGGATGTTGGCGGAATGCGTGGCGAAGACGGAGTTCGGGCGAACATGTTGGCGCGGATATATAGGGCGCTTCGCGGGAACATCATGGTTTCGGCACTTGGGTTCGCAATACCAAATGCGATCGAGGATCTCTCCAATATCCCTGCCGCTGTTGCGCGCACTCCAATCAAACCCGACTCAATGACAGCAGCTGTTGCGGAGTTTGCAAGAACTGGCCTGAAGTTTACCGATAGGGCCGCAGAAAAAAGCGGAGAGCTTAGGACGCGTAGAGATCGGATTGTACGGGAACTGGTTTCGAAGATGAACGACCTCACTCGATCAAGAGGCAAAGTAGCCAAAGCAATCCAATGGCAGCAAGATCATGGCTTTGTCTTCATGGAGTTCTCCGACAGGATCACGTCTTCGATTGTTTTTTGGGCTGGATATCGACAGAACATCCTCGATGGATTGGACGAGAAAGAGGCTGTGTCGAGAGCTGAGGCATGGGTGCGCGATGTGTTTTCAGGTCAGTCGGCAGTCGACAAGGCGCCAGTCCTGCGAGACAAAACAGTCATCGGGTCAACACTCATTTTCTATGGCTTTTTAAGCAATTATTACAATGGTCTGCGCGCGCTTGGACACTCCATGGTTGGCAAGGAACTGTCGGCCCAGGCGGTCATTGGGGCTCGGCTGGTGGCTTATGTGCTCACTGTCTCGGTTCTTGCCGAAGCTCTCCGTGGCAGAGGGAGAGAAAAGGACAAGGACGGCGTTATTGAGCCTTGGGAGCAATGGTTCGCCCGCAAAACGCTGTCAGGGCTCATCTCGTCTTTGCCGTTTGGTGGAGATGTATCCAACAACATTGACGCCCACATCCTCGGGAAGAAATCGAACCCGCGAGTAATGTCTCTCACTGGTGCGGCTTTTGATTTAGGCGAGGCTCTCGTCGACACCCTGAAGGACGACGTTGAGGTCGATCGCAAGATTCAGGGCGTTGTTCGCGCCCTCGGCCCAGCCGCAGGCGTTGCCACGTCCCAGCCGATCAGAACAAGCCGGTATTTGTACGATATTTCTCAGGGCAGGGATGCGCCGGACGATCCGTTCGAATTCATCGGCGGAGCAATTCGCGGTAACAGGCCCGACAGACCGGGTGACTTTTGGCAGTGGGCTTCTGATACAGTTTCGGGAGAGGAATAAATGACAATTACAACCTCAGTTGCAGGGATTGACTACGATGGCGACGGCGCCGATGTGTCGTTCCCGACGACGTTCTATTTCCAGTCTAATTCGCATGTCTCCGTGTCAGAGGTCGATGCCAATGGCGCCGAGACTGCAAAAACGGAAGGGGCGCATTATTCCCTGGCCGGCGCCGGGACGGCGAGCGGCGGCACTGTGACTATGACCACAGCGCCTGCTGTCGGGACCACGCTCAGAATCCGCAGAACAATCCCGCTCACACAACCAACGGCATTTAGCTCACTCGGGACGTTCTCGCCGGCCATCCATGAGGCGGCCTTCGATCGTGTAGTTCAGCAGGTTCAGCAAGTGCAGTCTTCGGCGTCTGACTTAATGGATGATGTCCGGGCGGAAGTCGTGGCTCTACGTGCTGATATCGCGTCCGACCCCAATGCAGCAACTCTCGATGCTCGGACAGTTTTAGCCGCAGGGACGACATCGGCGAGGACATTGGCGGCGTGGTTGGCCGATGACGGGTTTAATGTGAAGGCGTTCGGAGCGGTTGGCGATGGTAGCAATGACGACACAGCTTCGATTGAGGCCGCAATAGAGGCCGCGCGCGTCGCCGGCGGAGGGACCGTGAAGTTCCCTCGAGGGACATATAAATGCACAAGCACGATTGCGCTGCCTGTCGACCAAACCATATGTCTAGTAGGCCAGCCGGCGGGCTGGCATAGACCGCTATCTAGAATTCTTTTTACTCAAACAGATGGGTCGGCCGGCCTCTATATCGACGGGTCCGCCAGAAGCGCTGAGGCTACAGTCTATATCGCCGGCCTCTATATCGACGGCAACAACAGTATGGGCCCGTGTATCCATTTTGACACATACTCGTGGGCCACGCTCGAACATGTCATGACCGACAGAGGGTCATACGGATTGCGTCTCGACAGCGCATACATAAACAGGTTTCAAAATTGCAAATTCTACAGAGCTGTAAACGACGGCGTGATTATCACAGACGGCAATGAAAACAACTTCATAGACTGCCATATGTCTGGCAGCCCTGGTTATGGTGTGAACATCGCAGACGGTAGCGCCAATTATTTTCTAGGCGATTGTTCGTTGAACGATACTGGCCAATTTTTAATTACTCGCGGTCAAAGCAACACGATCGACGGGTATATAGAACCAGATGCCTCATACCTTGCCGTTAAGTTCGGCAAATATACTTCCTACAATAGGGTTTTGGCTTGGACGTCTGAAATGTATTGCCAGGACGATGGCTTTGGCAACTCCTTCCCGTCCGGACAGTCATGTCGGCCTATCTATCCTGCCTCATGGCCGGCTCTGGTTTCGAATATCCTCCCCGACTCGAGCTTTACTGAAGGCGTTGGGTCATGGTTCGCAACTTCTTCCACGATAACACAAGACACAACAACCGGCGTCACAACCGGCACAAGCATGAAGGTAACCGCCAGTACCACCGGCGTTAACGCCGAAGCCCAAAGCACCGTTGTCGCCGCACTGTCAGTCGCCGACGAGGACGTGTATTCCATCTCTGGATGGGTGAAAGCCTCGAAAATCATGACGAGAAGTGGCACGTATTTCAGGGTCGGCTTTAATCTCGGCGGGTCGAACGATCTTTATCCAGTGCATTACGCTATCCCGTATGTCGACACGGAATGGCGTCCGTTTTCGATGGTAGCCAGGGTAGAACGGCCTGGCGTTACCGATGCAATGAACTTGCACGTAATTATCGCGAGCCCTACGGCCGGAGACTGGGTGAAATTGGCCGACGTCCAATGCATCAGAAACCCGCCGAAATCAATCGATCCGCTCGGAATACCGTATCTGCGAAACGGACTGACTAAGGAAACATTCACGACTCAGTCACATGGCGCCACTTACAATAAGGACACATCAGCGACACCAGGCAACGCAACTGCAAATGTCCTAAGAGGCACTTCCGCGATTGCGTTAGGCGCAAGCAGCTGCACGATAACCAATAGTTACTGCCTTGCAGTCGACGCTGTCCTGGTCCAGGATGAATCCGGAGACGCCACCGGCATGAGACTGAAGGTGGTCCCGGCAAATGGCTCATTTGTTGTTACTAGCTTAAACGCCGCCGGAACCCCTACAAACACAACAGCCAACTTAGTTTTTTCGTGGGTGGTAGTGAAATGAACATTTATCTCGCTTTGCTGACTATTGTATCTGCGGCGACACCAGACAGCATGCCAAGGATGGATGGTTCCAGGGGTTCGGGTCGAACCAACCTGCACAGGCGGGTCAAGAAGCCCGCATTCTCTTTTGCTTCGACGCCAGGGCAGGGGATGGGTAGCGCGTGCGCGTGCGCCGCCCCAACGGGATCGCGAGGGGAGACTTTGTCTGTGGCGCGCGCCGGCTCTGCTTATTGCGCTAAAAACGGGTTGGCCGCCACGGGCATCGCCAACGGTGACCTTGTCATGTGCGGCACAAATCAGGCCCGCGTCATGCCTGGTGTGCGAAACGGACCACTCGGTCTTTTGCGTGAAAAAACAGCCACTAACTACGTATTACAGTCGCAGTCGTTCGACTCGGCTGCCTGGGTAAAATATACGGGCGGCACAGCGCCTGCAGTCCCTACGGCCGACACAATCGTGGCACCAGATGGCTCCACGACAGCGGAATCCATTGTTTTCCAGGCCGTTACAGGCGGACAGTATTCTATTATGTACCAAGAAACGGCTTGCCTTAATAACCCGTCAACCCTGAGTCTCTATGCTAAGTCTGCGGCCGGCAGCGGAACGCAGCAATTGGGTGTATTTCTTGGTCTCGCCGGCGGGTTCGTACAGCCATTGGTTTGCGAGATAAACGAAGATACATGGACGCGCTGCTCTGTTACAGCCAACACCGTTGGGGGCGTCGGGTCTGTAGGCATAGGCAACTCGAACGATACAGGTACCAACAACAACACCGTCGTCAGTGCTTATGTGTGGGGGGTGCAGTGCGAAAAAACAGGATACCCGACAAGCTATATCCCTACAGTCGCAGCGGCAGTTGCTAGGGCTAGTGAGGCATACACATTCAACTCTGTGCCGGCTGTCGCCAATACCGCGCCGCTGTCAATTTCCTCGTCAATCGTGCCGCTTTGGATATCGCCATCCGCCATGCGCGCAAGCGGTGCGTTCGTCTCCGTGCCTGCCGTGTCATTCTCGGAAGCCACTATCGTATCAATGATGTGGGCCGAGGACGCATCGCACACAACGTGCTACAGCAATGGGAAGACGGCTGACCGCGCCCCGGCTGCTATTTTTAATCATTGGTGGTGCTCCTTCCCGGCTGCCGGAGATGTCTCCGGGCGCTCCGACGCTTCACTATCTGTCGTCACGTCTGGCGCTCCGGTTGGCGCCGCAGCCGTCGGAGTTGCCATAGGAAGTTGGGCCAGCGGGCTCGCAACGGATGCGGTGATTTACGACGTGTGTGTCGATCCTAACCCGGAGAGGTGCCGATAATGAGTGAGACTTCTCTTGAAATTGCCCTAAGAGCCCATATGTCCGCGGAAGGACAACAACTTCTCAGAATCGACGAGGCCCTTCGCAATCTGTCTGAGTCGACCTCTGTTATACGTCAGCAATGGCCTGAGCTCATTCAAGAAATTAAACGATTGGCCGACAAGTTGGATGACCTCGAGCGAGACATCGCTCTACTGAAGCCCCTCGAACAGAAGTTCCTTGATCACGAGCTTAGATTGCGCGCCGTTGAATCGTCTGCTTTGAAGATGTCAGCACAAGCCGCAGTTATCGCGGCCGTGATAGGTTCAGGCCTGCCGTTTATTCTTAAGCTAATTGGAGGATGAAAATGGAAACGTTTGCGATTGTTGTTTCGACTGCTGTTCTTTGCATATCCCTCTGGGCGTTTGCTGGTGAGGATTCCGCATGTGCGATTGGGTGCGGAACAGCTGCGGCGCAATCCACGCACGCAACATGCACTGTTACGGATGGAGGCGCTGAGACATTCGAGTGCTCTCCAGATGCTGGCGGAACATGCAACTGGAATACAAACGAATCGGTCCTCGTGCAGTGCGATCAGGACGTCTACCTGAATCACACGGCCGGCGGCACTGCAACATCTCTCGACTTCGAATGGCTGTTCTCTGCAGACCGCGATCCAGTGGTGCTGCATTTATACAAAGATGACAAAGCCATTTCATGCCTCGCCAAAAGCAGCCACGCGAAATGCAAATTCGGCAAATCCAACCGACCCTCGCCATGGAAAAACAACCCGTGATAGAGGACTGGATGCATGTCGAGCGCTGGGAGCCAGTGACGCCGCGCAAAACTTGCGGCACTCTCCCCGGCAGAACGCCTGAGATTTACGAGGCAATCATCGATCAGTTTAACGTCGAGAATGCTCCGCGCTACAAGCCAGGCAATGGGGCGACGTACTGCAATATTTTCGTCTGGGATGTCACCCGGGCGCTGTGTTGCGAAATACCGCACTGGAAAGGGCCAAGAGAACTGACGGCGAACAACCTCGTCGACTGGCTCGATGGCCCCGGCAACGAGCATGGATGGTATAAAGTAAGCGACGTTATGGCCGGGATGTCGGCCGAGCGCGGCAGCCCAACAATCGCAGTCGCCCGCAACCTGAAGGGCCATGGCCATATCGCGATGCTCGTGCCGGCCCATAACCAGCCCGGACTATGGGTTGCACAGGCCGGACTGAAGTGCGCCCGCAGGATGCCTTTGGCTACGGCCTTTGGTAGCCTGAAGTACACATGCTACACGCACGCCTGACAGCCCTCCTGTTTCTCGCTTCATGCGCTCATGCCGTTGGGCCTCATTGTGAAACACGATGCGGGGTCCAACTTGTCGGCGTGTTCCCAAACTGGGAAATGCCTGAGCGATGGTCGTGCGAAAGCCTTCAGCTCGCAGAAGACGTCTTCCTTGAGACGTTTTCCGACATGCACCCAAACGCATGCAAGAACGTGCCGAGCTACCTCTATTTCGCTTCGACAGATGAGTTTATGCATGCCGGAGAGAGCGTTGCCGGGCTTGCTGTATGCCATATGGCGCAAGTCCAGCTTTCAGCGCTGCCACCGCACGAGAGCGCCTATGCGCATGAAATGGTACATTTGATGCAAAAATGCGATTCTCCGATGCCAGTCGACGAAGGGCTAACGCATGATCATTCGGATTGGAACAGAAGTGGAATATATGAACGACTCAAGGTCTGGGGCGAGACCATGGCGAAAGAGAGCAAGTGATGTCGGTTCACCAAATCCACAACCTTCAGGCAACAATCGGGACATCCGAGACGACTGTCGGCACGATTGTCGTTTGGGGATACGACAGCTTCGCTGGGAACGTAGTCAACCTTGATGCCACGGAGTCTGTTCAGATTGGGTTCGAGGTAAGTCATGATGACTCCACGTACGCAAACCTAGAGTCGGCGCATCCAGACGTGATTGGCCCAAGCAGCCAAGAGTCATTCAAGGTAAATATTAACGGTCACCGATACCTTAGGGTGCGGGCCAGAGCCACAGCGGCCGACACTGAAATCATCTTGTCAGTGGTCAGGGGGACACCATGGCGCTAGCCAATGTCTTACCCGAAGCAGTAGCAGTCGCACCAACCGAAACAACAATTCAAGAATACGACTGTACGAACCTCAGGACGCTGACAGTCCAAATCACAAACACTGACGGCTCGCAAACGCTCGTTTGTTCCGTGTACAGGCGGCAATACTCAAGCCAGGCATGGGCCCTGTCGGCCCTATCTGATTTTGCTCTCTTGGCCGCTGGGCAATCTGTCGTGGCCGACCTGGATGTATCCAGCACCGGGTTCATTAAAATCACTGGGTATATGAGCGGGGCTGGCGGAGACTGTGTTTGTTCTGCTCGGAGGCTATCCAAGTGATTATGCTGCTGATTCTCGGTCAATTCAATTTGAACCTCAACCAACAGCCGATCATTGTTAAAGACGAGGGCACGCAGCAAAGCGCGCAACGAGCGACAACCATCAACTGCACTGGCACCGGGGTTACTTGCACTCAATCAGGAGCAACGATGACGCTGAACGCAGCCAGCGCGGGTGGTGGGGCCCCGGTAGACGGCGGTTACGTGGTTTGGCAGACGGCGGGTTCCAGTAACGAGCGAACCTTATCGGCCGGTAACTACACCAGTATCGACACCGGTACAGCCAGCCAGATTCAGGTCGACTGGGCGCACGGGTTGACTTGCTCAGCCGGGCAGGTCGTGACGTCGGGGTCCACTTCAACTCTGGCGTGCACCTCGACTATTACGGCCTCGGACGTGGCCTGCGCAGGGACTTGCGTTGCGGATGGCGAAATAGCCGGTGTTGCTGGCAGCAAGGTGTCTGGCTCGGTGTCGTCCGCAACCGCGCTTGCCGCCGACCCGGCGGATTGTTCGGCCAACCAATATGCGAACGCGATTAACGCCTCAGGCACACTGACCTGTGCTCAGCCTGGATTTAGCGACCTCTCTGGGGCCGCAACAATCGCCCAGGGCGGCACGACCGAGACGGCCTCGACCGAGGATGCTGTCTTGGTAGGGGCCAGCACGACTGACTGGGCCCCTGCAGTGCTTCCGTCGTGCAGCAACGCCACGACTTCTAAGCTTTTGTACAACAATTCCACAAACGCGTTTTCGTGCGGCACGGACCAAACAGGCGGTGCCGGCGGGACTTCGCCATTGATACTTAGTTTCGGAGGCTTCTGATGCTCGCCTTGATCGCTGCGATTGTAGTTGGCAACGTGGTCACTCTTGACGCTACAACCGAGACGCTTGAGGTCACGACGTCTGCGGCCGTCAACACCGATTACACGGTCAGCTACATGGACAATGCCTCTGGTACCTTAACGCCAGGGTCGTCTCACGGACAGATCACCACGGCCACAACCACGGCCGTGCTCGCCGCCCCAGGGGCATCGACCCAACGGGCTGTCGCGGCCGTCACGCTGTGTAACGTTGGGTCTTCGGCGCAAACAGTCATCATAAAGCACGACACTTCCGGCACTGAACGTGTTATCGCACGCGCGTCTCTGTCTGCCTCCGAGTGTCTGCAGGCCGGCAATGATGGCGTCTGGGCGACACAAAATAGCGCAGGCAGCACCAAGACAGCCAACACACCAAACACGCTCGGCGGTCGCCCATACGTATTCTCAAAGGCCGCCACAGTGGCCGATACGATCGGATACCATTACGCCTACTTCAAGGACAATGGGTTTCCTGGCGTATTCTCGCTTGGGACGCCAGGACTGAATGGTGTCGCCACCGATTGCTCGGTTGTTGGCACAGCCGGCACTGGCGGGGCACTGAGCCTCGGGTCGCCAGTCATCAGTAATGCCGCTAGCGGGAGTCTTTACTTAGAGTCATGGAGCGTCACAGGCGCCGTCGCCGGGACTTACGCGCTCATCGACGTGCTTTGGTACAATACGGGCCTTGTCGTGACAACAACCACAGCCCAGGCGATCACAACGCCAACGTTCCCGGCGCGAGACGCCAACGGATCCTCGAACGGCGAGAATGTACAACTGGCCCTGTTAACGACTACCGCCAACACGAACGCCGCAGCCGTCGCGAATACTACGGCCAGCTACACCGACAGTTCGGGCAACGCCGGCAATACTGCCACGTTTTCGGCGGTCGTCGGCTACCAGGCCCCGGCCACGCCGGTACTCGGGACATGGATGCCATTCTCGATGGCTGCAGGCGACACAGGCACCAGGGCAGTGGCATCAGTTACGCTAGCAACGTCATACGGAGCCGGAGCCTTGTCTTTGGTGGCGTTTAGGGTTCTTGCCGTCGCAGGTGTAACTGTGGCCAACAATCCAACAGTCACGGTGCCGGCGATATCTCCCCGGGTTTACAATGGGTCATGTTTGATGATGGTAGCTATCGGGGTGCCTGCCGTAACAGCGCCGACAATCACGTCGGCCATAGCCCAGATTGTGGAGAGATAAATGATTGAATACCTTATATTGGCCGCAGTTGGTGCTAACCTCGTAGTATCGCTCGTCAAGTTGCGACCATCTCGCCGTCATGCGCGTCGCGAGGAGCTTGCCGCCATGGCCGTCGATTACGCGGAGATGATCGGCGGCTCGGAAAAGCTTAAACACGCCATACATTCTTTCTCGCGTCTCGATGAGGCTGATAATGGCAAAAGAGACTACTCTGACGCTGAGGCACGAATCGCCATTGAGGCGGTAATCGCAAGAAGGAAGGCACAATGAATCCCATACTTAAGGCACTTGTTGACGCGCTGTTGTCTCCCACCGGCATTGTTACAGCGATTGGGGTCATCGGTGGAGTCGTTGGTTTGCTCACTGGCGCTGATGTCATTCGGCGCCGTCGCGTCGCTGCCGCCGTGTATCATGCGTTCCATGTCGTTGAAGACATCGACACGGAGCTCAATAGCGAGCATCTCGACAAGGTCGTTGCCGGACTCAAGGCTGCTGACGATTGGATGAAGGCAAACGGCTGGCGCGCGCTCAAACCGGGAGAGCAAGAGGTCGCGAAGCTCGAATTCACTGCCCTTAACGGTCAAATGCATGCGGCCGCGAAGGTAGCGACTGAGGCGACGGTTGGCTCGATGTCTCAGGCGCTGACGTCAAACCCTCCCAATCCCTGATCGACGTACCAAGGAACGCCGTCGCCAATGGACTCACTGCGGCCTCGGCGCTTCCTGTTGGTCGGGGGTATTTCCAGGCGATGGTTGGGTTGAGCAGAGCAATCCCGTTTGGCCATGCCGAGCTCGGTTGGCGCCCGCTGAGCCCGCTTGCGGTATTTGGCTATGCGCATCTCGAGAAAGACGCTACACATGCTGGGCTCGGTGCGCGGCTTTCATGGTGATCACCGTGCATTGTCTAGCCAGATAGGTGCAGTGGCGGCGAGCTCTCCGCCGTTGTGCGAGTGAATCAAGAAGAACGCCTGTCGGGCCGGCTCTGGGCTGGCCCCAATCTGTCGAGCGTACGTGTTGTATCCAATCAACGAGCCGTTGACGATATGGTCTCCGCCATTGAGTAGTTGATGGAAATGGCCCATCGCTGTTAGATCGGCCTTGATGCTTTTGTCCCAACTGGCAATCTTCTTGCGAATTGGGATAGTCACGCCGCCGATTCCGCCCTGATAGCCAATCTCATACCCGTGCACCATGCGTGCAGTGAAGTTGAAATATCTCCTGTATGCCATGGCGCCAGGAGCGAGCGTAAAGCTGACGCGAGGCTCATCGCGGTAATAGTTCTGAATAGCGCGGTACAGGAATGTCTCGAGCGATGTGCCCTCGGGGTGCGACGACGGCATGAACCTAGTAGTTCGCCCGTGGTTTCCGCACACGCCATCGAAGTCGAACGCGAAGTCGCTCTCTTTCAGCCAGTAGTTGACGCCCGAGATGATGGATTCGAGTGCAAAGTTTATCGCATCGCTCGGTTGGAGAAGGTTGTGAATCTTATTGTCGTCATGCAGATGGTTCGTAATGATGTCGCCCAGCATTGCGCACCAAACTCGTCGGATAGTACACGCCGAGGCCTGGATGTGCGTCAGCTTTAGTGCGTTGACGAAAAACATACGGGCTCGCTCGCGAGCGATTTCGAGGTTGAACTCATTCAGACCATGCATCTCTGTTTTGTCCACGGGCTCCTCTAGATGCCAGTCGCTCAGCAAGACGCACGCAACAGCGTCGCCGAGCGTGTCAGGCGGACGGCTGATCACCTCTGGGGCGATCGGCGCCCTAATCGACTTGGAGATGTTCAACAGCCTCGATAGCCGCTCGTTTTCGTCAAGCAGCGCCCTGTGCTCCGCAAGCAAGTCGCGCTTCCGAGCTGACGCAGATCGCGCTACGCGGGCCGTTTCAATCGGCGTGAGAGTCTCGGCATCTGGCGCGTGTGCGCCGCTAAAACCTGTCGCGCAATCGCCCAAAGGGGCCGTGGGCCGAGGGTCAGGTGCCGCCTGGGCCCGCCTCTTGAGATTCCAACACGCCAAACAAGACGGTCTCAGCCTGGCGCCATCCCTGGGGAAATCCTTGTTTGGCTTTTCTTCTCCGCAGCTCTTGCATGTTTGCATATCTCGATGTTACTCCCGCAGGCCTGTAATTTAAACTCGCACCTACGGAACATCATTTGCGCCGCTGTGCGTCACTGTATCCCCTGCGCCAGTCTACGCAGGCCTGCTTGTAGCGCTCGGAGAGACCCCAAATATCATCAAGACCGACCCCCAATGACGACGCAATAACGTCGTCAGGCTTACACATAAGCGCCTGAAACGATTCGTTGGGGTCTATGACTGTGCTTAGGACGCGTTTATCGTTTTTATGCGCGGCCATCCCGCCCCTGTAGGCCGCGATTGAGTGGACAGTCATATAATTTCGCCGACACAGTCGTACGATATACCTCTGTCGCACAGTACGGCATGCGGACCGCCGAGCCCGTAACGGTATCCGCCGCACTTCCCGCACTTAACGATTCTTGCTTTTGGCGTTTTTGCGGTTGTATTCGTCGAGCCATTTAGCGCTTGCGTCTTTGGCCTTGTCGTCTTTGCCGTCGAGCTGTCGGAGCGTTTCGACTTCGCCATAAACCCTCTCAATCCCGTAGAGGATAATCAAAAAAACTACCAAGCCACCAAAACACGCTGCCATTAGTTCAAAGTCCATTAATAACCCCGTAATCATGCCTTACGTTTTGGGCGCCGCGATCAAACGCATAATCAGCCAGCGGTCTAGGCCATCTGGCAGAAGCAATGTCCCGTACAACATTCCCGTCTCCGTCAATTACAGCGAGTATGAAAATTGGTTCTGCTTTGTCTTCGTACCGAATGGATAAAATCTCGTCTTCTTCTGGGTGTTTGCCGATTCGCACAAAACTAGAAGGGGATTTCGTCATTAACGTCGTCTCCATTTCCGCCGCGCTTGAGCAGCTCTTCGGTGAGTGCATCCAATAGGCTTTGGTTGCTGTCGCGCCATCGTTCTTTTGACGGGTCCTCGATGTTTCTGGCGACGCATCCCATATACCAATTCAGATCACGGTCAGTGAGCTGGTCGGGAGTCGCCCCTTTTTGCTTGCCGAATGCCATTCTGATTCCACTTCCACTGCCAGAGCTACTTGGTGCCGACTTGGCTTGGCGCATTGAACTGACAGAGGATGCGAAACCGACGACCGCAGCATCCCAATTGGCACTACCTACTTCGCCTGTGACAATCTCTCGCATCAACCTGATCAGCACGCTTCTCATCTCTTCTTCGCTCATTTTTGGACGCTCCCGTTGTTTGTTGCCTGGCTACATCAGCTGAACGCGACATGCCCCCTGCCCCGTTGTCGAGCCAAACCGTAACGGCCCCACATCGCAAGCCGCGTTCAACCGATATGGCGAACTCACGTTCAATTGCAGATGCAATTTCCGATTGTCCGACCATGTCTTTTCGTAAAGCATTCTTCGTGCCAATGAATCTTTTCTTAAACTTCAATACCTTGCGGTTGTGTTTCATGGGTGGATTGAGACATGGTGGGTGCCGAAAACAATACAATTCGTGATTTGCTCGCTCATGCGCCTGAGTGATTGCGGCATCTTGCCGGACATTGACTCTGGCACAGTGAGTGCACGAGCATCGCGCATGGCCAAAATACAAACGTACACTGGGCGACTGGTTTCTGTCCCATTCATTCGAGAGGAGGATGTGTGTCTGGAAGACATTGCTCATTCCCTTTCAATGCAGTGCCGGTTCAATGGGCACACTGACTTCTTTTATTCGGTGTTGCATCACTCGCTGCTTGGATCAAAAAAAGCAGAATATCCAACAATCGAGCTGGCGTTTCTTCTCCATGACGCCGCAGAGGCTTACACCGGAGATATCGCTACGCCACTCAAGCGGCTGACAAAATACTCGAACTCTAGAATGACGTCCTGCGGACCAGTCGACGTCAGTGTGGCCGATGTCGAGAACAGAAACCTCAGCACCATATTCAGGGCGCTTGGCATCGAATGCCTGGACCTCCCGCAAATCCATTGCTGGGTGAAAGAAATCGACACCCGTATGCTGGTGACAGAGGCGGGTCGCCTGATGAAGCGTGGTGACTACCAGTGGCGCGATCACGGTGAGCCGTACACAGACATCGTGTTCAACAAGATTGAGCCAGAGGACATCAAACGCATTTGGATGATGGCCGTCCACGAGGCCGCCATCAAGTGCGGAATCAACCTGGTAGACGCCGACACGAAACGCTCAGCAGCGTATTCACTGAGAGCCACAACAAAAATATACGGACAGCTCATTCCCTGATTACCGATACAAAATTCATTGCGTCTGCCCGGCTGGTGAGGAGGACGTACACTCCTCCGGCCGAGAGTACTCTGGTGCGCCAAGCGAGCTGGGCTGGGCTTATTTTGCCGTCCTTCGTTTTGACCTCTATCCCATAAAACTTCCCGCGGTAGACCATAAACACGTCGGCAGCACCGGCCTCGCCGAATTTAACAAATGCTCCACCTGGCGTGCGCATGGCGCCGACATTGTTTCGCCAAACCATCGCCTTGCTGCCCAGCATCTTGAGCGTACTAATAACGCCAGACATGATTATGGTCTCTGGGTTCGAACGTCGTTTAGTCATATAGCGTCGCTGTCCCTTCAGATGATGCTGTCTCAACCACCACGGCTGAGCGCTTGTCTAGATTGAGTGAAACAGTTACGTCGCGGATCCCCTGCGTCTGCTTGAGAATTGTGCAGTTGATTTTATTCTCATCTCCGCTGAGCCAGAGCCCCATGGCAACACGGGCCATGCGCTCAACGCCAGAGGAGAACGCAAAATCATTCATCTTTGGTTCTGAATCGAGCGACAGTCCTTCCCTTCGACGCAAATGGCAGAACACGACAATCGGGATTTGGTGGACCTTCGCCAACGCACGCAGATCAGACAGTGCCTCCGAGATATCGAGATCGTGTCTGTCCGAACGCTTGAGTCGGATCTCGCCCAGATGGTCGATGAATATCGCCTTAACGCCTCGAGCAATCATTGAGCGAGCGGACGCGACAACGTCGTCAGTTGTCAGCCCGCTGCGGTCGTCGATATGGATTCTGCGCATATACTGAGAAATCACGCCGGCCGCGATTTGCGCGTTCTCTAACTGACGAACCGTAGGCGGCCTGTTGGCCACAACAAACAGCGGGACGTCGGACTCGAGCGATAACAGTCTCCTAGTCAGCCAGCCGCGCTCATCCTCGAGCGAAATCATCCCGACATCCAACCCGCGTGTCGCGAGCAGACGACAGAAGCCAGCAGCCAGGCTAGATTTCCCAACAGACGGAAGTGCACCGATTATCGTCAGCGTCGGTTGATGGCCGCCGATAACATCATCAAGAGCGCTGATTCCGGTGGGGACAACACGAGTAGCCTTGCGGCTGAGCGCATCGTCCATTTCTCCAAGGACCCGCGCGAGGTCTGGCTCGAGAGTAGTCTGCTTCTCGTTCGTTTCTGACCATGATTTCATGGTTCTATTCGCTTCGGCGATAATCTCCGGCAACTCTACGGCCCGACTCTTGGCCAGCATTGCGATTGACCGCAGGGCGTCGACGTATCTTTTTCGGCACGCATTGTCCCGTACGAGGGCCAATCTTGGTTTGGCGGAAAACGGCGACACACTAACCGCGTCCATGAATATTTTGCCAACAGTCCCTTTGTCGCACGCCTTGCTGACGACGAACTGATCGGGTATTTCGCCTGCGCGAAGTGCCTTTGCAACGGCCGCAAACACGGGCGCGACGCGGATATCTTCGAAGTCCTTTGACTCGATGGCCGTGGTGTCGATTGCCTCAAGAGCAGAGGCGAGGCCCTTCGAACCGTACTGCGTGGCCTCACCAACAAGAGAAGCCATCGCTCCGATTTCGAGCATGTACGTCTCATGCCTGGGGTCCATTCAATTCAGCTTTCTGGTGCTGACTGGCGGCTGTTGCTTGAACGTAATCGGAACCTCGCTAGCAATCGCCTGCCATTTGGCCGCCAGCTCTGAGATCGTGCGGGCTGACGTGTATCCTGTCGTTTTCTTCAGCGCCCACTCCCAGCGCGCAGTGATCAGTTTGAACTCAGCAACACCCATGAGCCGCTTTAGGGCGTTGCTGTCCTTCTCGCCGTGCCAAAGATATTTTTCACCCCTGACCTTAAAGTATATGGCGCACAGCTCATCCGTAAATTCAATGAACGGCTTTCCGTACTTGTATGGCGGCATTAGCGATCCTGTCAGTCAAAACGGGACTTCCTCAGTTGGCTCTGTCGTGGGCGATAGCTTTGGAGCTATTGCCCTCAATTCGTCGACATGCTTTTTTACTGACGAAGCCCATCTGGCCTTCGGTGATTCTGCGAGCTTGGCTTCGAGCTCCTGAATCACACTGTAGCACTGGTCTTGCGTCAGACATTCGACATGCTCACCCTTGAGTTCGCCAGCCAAAACCCTGAACGGCTCTTTCGGCGCGTCCACGATTGGCGTCTCAGGAATAACAGCCGGAGGCGGCGGTGGCGGAGGTACCGGAAGGGCGGTGTCTGTCTTTTGCTCGACCACGTCAATGATTTGCAAATGCTTGGCTACGCGCTCTTTTGCCGACTGTAATTCGTTCGCAAGAACGGGCGATGAAGCTTGGGTCATAGGCGGGGCGGACGTCAGCTCGTCGGCGTCATACAGCCCGCCAACAACATCAGGCCACATTGCTCGACAAATACGAGCCAACGACCTGGCTCGCAGCATGTCGGCCGGGTACATTGTCCAATTCTTTTTAGACAAAAGCCCGGCTCGCTTTGCGTCTTCGAGCGTAAACGAGAACTTTTCGACGCCAGGCAGGTCGGTACGCTCGCCCTCGTAGACGCACTCCTTGTCTGTTGCAGTTGTTGTGCGCAGCGACTTGCAGTAACCGCTACGCTTGACGAGCGCCGCCATGCCATCCGCACGCATCGAAATCTTGCCGTCAACCACATCGAACATCCTAAGGGCCGTAGTCGGAGCAAGCCCCATATCCCGACCTGTCATCAGAATCAGGTAGATATTCGCTGGCGAATTTTGCAGTGCCTGCGGCAGTATTTTGGAGGTCGATAAATCCTTCGACATTTCCTTCAACTGCGCCAACGCCAGTCCGGTTTCCTCACTCATTTTTTGTGCCTCGTTCGGTGATGCGGAGCGTTCGCCCGCCGTTAAATGTTGTTGTGAACTTCAATAACGATTGTTCCAGCCTCTGTCCGTCTCCTCCGGCCAGGTCCTCGGCAACCTTCTGCCAGTCGGTCTTCACGCGCTGAGTTGGTTTGCTCCAAACTGCGCGCAGGCCGTCACGCTCAAAACCAAAGTCATCACCTATGCGCTTCTGTATTTCGGATCGAAGCATCTCGTGTTCACGTTCCACCTCGTCCAACATTTTGCGCAACTTAACGACCCCAAGAGCAAGCTCGTATTCATCAGGGGTACCCAGACGAATCTCTCTCGACTTCGGCGACGGATGCTTGGCTCGCAAGTATTGCTGTACCTTCTTGGGTTCTTCGCCTGGATTTGGAAGCTGCCCGATTGCGACCGTACCAGCCCAAAACACCTCGGCGGCTGTTTTGAGCATTTCAAAGAAAGCGCGGTCGAACTCGAGCTCGTACATGACAAATTTGTCTTGGGTTTTAAACAGGGTCGGAACGAGCGCCCGATGCATCCCGGTGATGCCCATTTGCCATTGAATCTGAGCGGCGTATAGATCAGGAATCGAGCCACCGCCATCACCCCACGACTCTGTCTGTGAGCGCGCTGTCTTCGCTTCGACCACCAGCTTCCCGCGGACTGACCCGTCAATCGTAGCCAGCCCGAGCAAGCCCTTGAGTTGAATCTCACGCGTGTCTCGGTTGCGATCAACCTTCTCGCCAATCTGGTCTTCGGCCCAGTCAAGAACTGCGCGCTCGAGGTATCGCCCAGCGTACAGGGCGCCGGTATCGTATTCCTGTTCGCCATGTATTTTTGCATAGGCGATATCAAACGGTGTTTTCGATTTGTAGTCAGACGACGACAGGCCCGCAACCACGCCTATCTCGGATGATCCAAGTCCGAGACGGCGCTTCTCATGCCATGTTGCGGAGGGCTTATTTTCGAGCATTGGCGATTTCCTTGACGCGCATCTTTCTCAGTCTGCGTTGACAAACCTTGACGGCGACGAGTGCGTGAATGGTTTCGTGGAACTCAGGCGGGAGGTCTTTGCCGGCCGCGACCATCCCGTCGATTGCGTGTTCGAGCTCATTACACAACAGCCTGTGAGCCACATCGAGATGTCCGGCAGCGTCAACAGAATTTGTTTCATTGCCGAGGCCAATTTTCTTTAATGCACGATTGATGTTCATAATTCCTCGCCTTTCATTCTGCGCCCAACGCGTTTTTTATGGCACCTAGCGCAATGAGCAACGCCGCCCAATTCGCGCCACCCGGCCCGCCACAAGGACTTGCGAGTATCGAGACCGGCCCGAGCCCGCCTGTCGCCCCTTACGAAACCCGAGTCGGCGCCGCATAAATCGCATATCACGGGGCCAGACAGCCATTTCATCGAGTAGCAATCGGGGCACAGGTCCAACGGATTGTTGATTGAGGACTTCCAGCCTGTCCGAGAAAGCTTCCCGCGCATAACCTCGGCGGTTCCCTTCGGGCCCTCCATCCCAACAACTCCGCATTTGTCGCATTTTACGGCCACGGTGATCATCCCGAATACTTATGCATTCAGCGTTCCGCGATATCGTCCTAGAGAAATCAGTCGGTTGCGCGATGTGTGTCTGGGTAAATCGCGACACGGTGGGTGCCGATTATAGGTCGCCGCGGTTGACGCGAACACTGTCTACAGAGACGATGATGTCGCCGATCGACGTATCTAGGGTGACCAAACTCACCACCTTATCAACAAAAATGCTTTTTACGGCCTCACCAAGCAGCTTCAGCGCTGCGCCGTAATCCTCGGTAGCTCCGGTGCGGCAGTAATACGTAAGGACAATCTCCCCGGCCAACGGCAGCTGTAGTCTGATTTCCTCCCGCACCGGGCCGCCAACAACGTCACACCAGGCCGTGAGCGTAACGCTCCGGACCACCCCGGGCAAAATCTTATGCGCGTTCTTGATGTCAACTATCATGCTTTCTTTCCGCCGTGTCGATATGGGCGCTTGGCGTTGTATTCGATTTTGGCCACGACGGCTGATTGCAGGTCGAGGTTGAATCGAAGGGCCGTTTGCAGCACGCGACGGATACACCACTCGACGCGCCTAAACTGCACTAGATCCATGTCCTCTAACTCGGCATGAGCAAGCTGAAGCAGATCCAGCATCGAGTAATTATCCAGTCCCATTCCCTGGCTGTTGTTTGATTTTGCCTGCGCAAGGGCAATCGTGAGACCGCCAAAATCTACATCCAGCCGGCCGTCCAGTGACTGCAGGTAATCCAAGCATCGAATCAGCACGTCGGCCAGCTCAACAACCAGCCCCTCGGGTTTCCCGTCGACTATATGCATGGCCAATTCGCCGTTGCGGTAACACTCCACGGCCTCGGAAATCTCGGAGTGAATCAAACACGCAATCTCAGACCACTCGCGCGGCGCGTCCCACCACCCCTTCTCTTTGGCCATGTCGTGGACGAGTTCAGCGAGCTCAGCGAGCGTGTAGTCCTTGAGTTCCTTCACGGGCTCGTCGGCGAGCAGCTCGATTGCTCGATCAACCACATACCTAAACGCCTCGCTGTCGTATACGCCAACTAGCTCGTTGTTTTTGCGCGTGAATACCTGAAACTGTGTGGCCTGGGCATGGCCGACAAGTTCCTCT